CAGAGCAAAATTTACGCCGCAGGCATACGTATTGTACGGCTATAAAAGAGCAAAAGCGGATTCTAACCCAGCCACAAGAATTACTGCTACAGATATGGCAGAGGGCATGGGAAAAGCGACGCTTAATACCAGCACGGGCGCAATGGACTTGAAAGGCTGGGCGGCTGCATGGTTTGTAACTGGAAACAAGCCCGTTATGCTTAAGAAAGACGGCACGATAGATTATTACTTAAATGAGAACGATTACACATTAAAGGCAGACGGAACGGCAAGCGACGTGGCGAACACAAGCTATAACGGTAATGCAATGTCATTATTCCCTACGTGTTGGGTTAAGCGCTGGGAAGATGCGAGCTATGAGTATTTCCAAGTGTGCAATATACAGCTTTCAGAGGATTTTAAGGCGTATGCGCACCAGAGAGAGGACGGCAGCATAATGGAATGGTTCGCACGATCAATCTATGACGGCTGCAATATCAGTAATGTAATACGTTCTATATCGGGGCAGACACCTTGCAACACGGTAGCAGGAAACACGCAGCTTGCATATGCGCAAGCAAACGGCAGTTTATGGGAGTGCGACACATGGAGCAGAATAGCCCTTATATGGGATTTGCTGCGGCTTATGGCGCTTAATGATGATTTGCAGGCGGCTTATGGATATGGAAGATATACGGGACAGAGCAGCAGTAGCACAAACTATCTGAAATCTGGAACGGGCGACAAGTACGGGCAGTTTTACGGAAAAGGCAGCGGCACGTCGGAAGTTGTAAAAGTATTCCATTGCGAAAACCTCTGGGGCAATATCTGGAAGTTGATGCAGGGGCTTATTTACAACACAACAGGAAAGTATGCTGTAAAAATGTGCAGACCATACAGCACCACGGGCGCAGGATATGCAACTATGGGCTTTGGTATATCCGGCACGAGTGGCGGCTATCAGAGCGCACACAACATGAGTGAATACGGGTTACTGCCGATTACGGTAAGCGGCAGCGAGACAACGTATATACCAGACGGGTGCTGGTGGAATACGTCACAACAAAACTTTGCTCGTTTCGGCGGCTCTGGCGCTAACGGCTTGCTCGTCGGGGCGGCGCTGACTTTGAACGGTGCGCTTTCTGGCTCGCTCTGGTACTACGGGCTGGGCTTGACTTGCGAGCAACCTTTAGCAGCGTAGCTGCATAGGGGGAACGGGGGAGTATTCCCCCGCATAACCTACAGATTACAATAAATTTTAGGGGTGGCAGGGTACGTGTTGACGGGCTGCTTTGCACGTTTCGGCAGCAATGGCAATAACGGCTTGCACGTCGGGGCGGCGCTGAATTTGAACAATGCGCTTTCTAACTCGAACTGGAACTACGGGCTGGGCTAAACTTATCAAATTGACGGAATAATAACCAAGTACCCTGCTATCCTACACCACAGGCGCTTGAAATAGCGATAGCTTTTTAGTGAGTGGAAATACAACCGAAAAAGGTAGGGGTTAGTAACACGGAAATAGCGAAAGCCCTTTAGGAGAATAAGTCAAACATGAAAACATACAAGCACCTTATGGAGCAGATCGCAAGCGAGGAAAACATAAGGGCTGCGATATTGAACGCAAGCAAGAGAAAGAGACACAGAAAAGACGTAAAAGAAGTAATTGAAAACATAGATTATCATATCGCAAGGGTGCAGAAAATCTTATTGAATGGCACATACGAGCCGCACATAGATAAGCCGTGCATAGTAAATGAGGGAACACATCACAAGGTACGCCGGATAAGAAAACCGCATTTTAAGTACGACCAGATCATACACCATTGCATAATACAGGTATTGCAGCCGCTGCTTACAGCGCCTATGTACGAGTACAGCTGCGGCAGCATACCGAAAAGAGGCGCACACTATGGAAAGAAACGTATAGAAAAGTGGTTACGCAATGACCTTAAGAACACAAAATACGTGTTCAAAATGGATATTAAGCATTTTTATGAGAGCGTAGACAAAGACGTATTAAAGAAGATGCTGAAAAGGAAAATAAGGGACTGGCGGGCGCTGGAATTGATATACAAGGTAATAGACAGCTGCGAGAAAGGTTTACCGCTGGGAAATTATACAAGTCAATGGTTTGCAAATTTCATGCTGACGGAATTAGACCACTACATAAAGGAGCAGCTGGGCGCAAAGCATTATATGCGGTATATGGACGACATAGTAATATTTGGCGGCAACAAGAAAGAACTGCACAAGATGCACAAGGCGATAGATACCTATTTACGTGAAAAATTACATCTGAAAATAAAAGAGAACTGGCAGGTATTCAGATTTGAATATAAAGGCAAAGGCAGACCGTTAGATTTTATGGGCTGGCAGTTTTACAGAGAAAAGACAATATTAAGAAAATCAATTTTTATACGTATCATGCGGAAAGCAAAGAGGGTGGGAAAGCACACCACAATACAGGGAGCGCAAGGAATGATAAGCTACATGGGCTATATTAAACATACGGACACTTACGGCAGCTATATAAACCATATAAGACCGTATGTGAATATAGGAAAACTAAAGAAGTTTACAGCAAAACGAGCGAAAGCGGAAAGGAGAAAGCGGGAAAAATGATTACCTACAAAGAAGTAGAGGGAACGCAGGCAGAAAAGCCGCAGGCGGTGGAGATCGGCAGCACGACGGTATATTTGAGAAAGAATATTACCAGAGCGACAAAAGAGAACACAGACGGCGAAACATACAAGGTATGGAAGTATGAAGAGGCGGCGCTTACGCTGGCAGAGTACGAAAAGTACAAGGAATTGCTGGAAGAAATGGAAAGCCCAGCAATACAGCAGCTTAGAGAGGAAAACACAGAGCTTATGGCTGCGCTGGCTGACATTTACGAAAGAGTAGAAGAGCAGGACGCTAAGCAGCTGTATATTATGGCTGCGCTGGCTGACATTTACGAAAATACAAGCACAGAAAGCGAGGGTTAGGAAATGGAGTACATTTATGCAGAGCTGGTAAGAAACGGGCGCACGCTTGCGAGCGTGCCAAAAAGCAAGATCGTAGGCACAGCTGTAATTTTGATTATTTCAAAAAACAAGACCATTGAGGACGTGCCGGAGAAGTACAAAGCGGAAACGCTGGAAGAGCTGGCGGCGCAGGGATACGACGGATACGGAGAGCCGACGGAGTAACAAAAGGGGAGAAAAGCAACATTGTACAGCAAGGATTTAATAAGAGTGGTGCAGGAGCAGCAGGAAACAATAGAAAAGCAGGGCAGGCTTATTGCTGATTTAGTCACGACTTTGGAAAGCTGGGAGCAATCGGGGCAGTATGACGGTGCAGAGCTAAAAGAGCGGGCATTAAATTTGCAGTAAGGGAAAGGCAGGTATTATGGAAATGAAAGTAATGGAATTTATTAACACGGCAGCAAATAACAGGTTGATAGAGCTTGTAGTACTGGCTATTGTGTTCGACACAATATTTGGAGTGCTGCGGGCGATCAAGGAAAAGAAGTTTAACAGCTGCGCAGGGATTGACGGGGCGATAAGAAAAGTGGCTATGCTTATATCGCTTGTGTTCATGCTTGTAGTGGACGAGCTGATAGACATTAACCTTATCGGATTTATACCAGAGGCAGTACGCACGCAGCTGGGACTTGCAAGCATAGGCACGGCGGGCTTTTTCAGCTTGCTATATATCGCATACGAAATTACAAGTATATTTAAGAATATGGCATTATGCGGGCTGCCCGTTAAAAAGGTATGGGAGAAAGTGCGGGCGTTTCTGGAAAAATACACGGACGAGCTGCCGGACACGGACGAGCTGGACGGAAACAGCACCACAGGTAGCGTGCAGCTGACAGCACAGCAGGAAAAAGACGAATAAGGACTACATAGGAGCAGGGAAACAGAGCGCTTGCGGGAAACCGCAGGCGCTTATTTTATAAAAAGCAAAGGAGATCATAACCATGAGTATTATTATCGGTAGCGCAAGAATTGACGAGAACGGAAAGGCAACAGGCGGAAAGCTGGGAGATCAGAAACAAACGTCAAACACCAACGACACAAAAGGCGAGGTAAGTATGCAGAGCTTTTACGTGCATACAAAGGGCTGGAACGTATTAAGGGCAAAGCAGGCAGACATTGCGAAAAAGATAGCGGCGGCAATGAAAACAGCCTGCAACAATGTAAATATCGGATACGACCAGAGCAACAGAGGCGGCGTTATCAAGTACGGCACGGCGACAGAAACACCGACAGAGTGTGATTGTTCGTCTTTGGTGCGCCAATGCGTAAAAGAGGCGGCGGGCATTGACTCTGGGGACTTTACCACAGGAAACGAGGTAAGCAAGCTGGCGGCAACAGGACTGTTTGAGGCTGCTTTTGCATATACGTCGGATACGGTGCTTTATACGGGGGATATTCTGGTAACGAAAACAAAGGGACATACCGCAGTTGTCGTAACAGGTAATGAAAGACCGACACAGGCGGTATATTACCCTAAGTACACAGGAGCGAGCAGTTCAATAGTGGACGCATTAAAAGCCGTGGGAGAGACGGACACAACAAAGGCACACAGGACAAAGATAGCAACGGCAAACGGCGTTACTGGATATACAGGAGCGGCGTCACAAAATGCAAAGCTACTTAAACTGCTTAAGGCAGGGGAGCTGGTAAAGGCGTAAAAAGTAACAAAAGGCGGGTATGTCACGGACGGCATACCCGCTTATTTTTTGTCAATTTTCTTAAAATAGTTGTTGACAATATACCGAAAAAGGTATAAAATAAAATCATAGAAAGGAGAACAAAACAAATAAACGCAAAGCGTTGGAAAGGAGAAACGGCACAATGGGGAAGAAAAAGAAACAAAAGAAAAAGCCTATCAAATGGCAAGAGCTGGCGGCAAATGCACTGATAGACTTAATCGTAGGAACGGCACTAATTATAATAGACAAGCTATTAAATTAGAACCTAGGCGGGCGAAAGCCCGCCGCCTATGAAAAATATATCACAAACCCAAAGCCGAGTAAAGAGCATGGTTTTCAAAATTGGTATTTTTTTAGTGATCGTAGGTATTGTAAAACTCTGCATAGCACTTATAATGAGAGCTAAAGAGAAAAGAGGTAAGACATGAATTTAGGCGGGAATATCAAAAAAGCCAGAAAGAGTGCAGGCGTGACGCAAAAAGAACTTGCAGAGCGCCTGCAAGTTTACCAGAAAGACATAAGCCGCTGGGAAAACAACGAGCTTACACCCAGCGCAGTAACGCTGGCGAAAATTTGCAGAGAGCTTAACGCCTCTGCTGATGAAATATTAGAGTTAAAATAAAAAAGGCGAAAGAGAGGGCTTTACTATGACAAAGAAACAAATTGTACTTTATGCAGTAGCGGCGCTATTTGTAATAAGCGGAATTGTAGCGCTGCCATCT